TCTGTATCGCACGCTCAAGCGTTGGGTCGAGTCTGGCATGCTCGACGCACACGGCTATCGGTGGCAACGCTACGCGAGACCTCTGTGGACTCGGGCAATGTTCGCCGAGACCTACTTTCTAAGCGTGCTTCGCCACAACGGCGAACTCAGCGTCGCCGAGACCCGCCAGACCCTTGAGTACCTCCGCCGCACGAAGGCGAGGTTTCTGGTTTGGTACGTCGACAGCGATGGAGGTCGACACTTAACGTCAGCCGAGACCATGGATGCTGCAATTCACTGCCTGAGTTCTTCGCAGCTGGTCCGGCTATTTTTACCCATGGAAGGAATTCTCAATGAAGCGAACCGACGGTTCGACCGACTTGTCCGTGAAACGGCGGTCAAAACACCCGCCGCCTGATGAAGGCAAAAGAATAGCCCCGGCAGACTGGTCATCGACGGGGCTAAAGAGTGTTGAAAGCGTTTGCGTGTGCGCCTTCCACCCAAAGGATACTCCACGCCTCGCGGAAATGCCAGTTTATTCGGCTGGGTATTTTCCCGCCGCCGCCAACTCCCTGAATATTCAAGACCTCCGGGGGATACTCGACGCCATAAACCGGGCGAGAAACTCCGGTCGGATTAAACTCGCCGAGTTTTTCTCCAGGTCCGCCGCCAGGGCTATGCGGAGGGCAGCACTATGACTCGGCTTCACTTCGACTGGCTTCGTGCTGTTCTCGCAAATCCCGGTGTCCCTCCGACCGCAAAAGTCGTCTACACCGTTCTTTGGGATCGTGCGGGCAGTGACCTCCTGGCTTGGCCGTCCGTCGGCAGCATTGCGAGAGACGGAGGGATAAGCCACCGGTCTGCACACTACGCCCTTCGCCGTCTTGAGAAAACCGGCGTCATAGAATCCGCTGGCAAGCACGGCAACGACCCGCGACGGCTGGTCAATCGGTATCGTCTCCTGCCGCCGCCAAAGGTTTTTAGGGATGCAACCCTTGCACCCCAAGAAGCCCCCCAGGGGTGCAACCCTTGCACCACAAAAAAGGGTTTAGGGGTGCAACCAGTGCAATCTAGGGGTGCAACGGTTGCACACAAACGTCCCATAGAACGTCTCAATAAGGAGGCGGAGGAAGCCGCCGCCACCAATCTTCCAGAATCAGAGGACTCGCTGAGCGAAATCGTCCACCATTTCGAGACCCGGAAGGCTGACCGCGAGACGTATCCGAAACCCCTCGACGCCACCGAGCGGAACTCCCTGGCTGGTGTCCTCGCTGATTGTGAAGGCGACCTCAAGGAGGTCCGTGTCCGCGTCGACGGATGGTTCGACACGCCCAAGCAGTACGTCCGAGATGCGAGGCACGCCGTCGGCTTGTTTGCCCTGCAACACAGCGACTATGCGTCCAAGCCGACGCCGACGGTCATCGCCGAGCCTCACTGGTTTGAGAAAGAAGTCACCGAGAAATTTGGCGTCGCGGCCATGGATTTGCTATCTGGAATCGACGGTCGGATTGAATCCGGTGAACTGCATAGAAGCCAGGTCATGCGGGCAATCAAGTCATCGAAGGACCCCGAGGCCTTGCTAGCCCGATTGAATGGAGCGAAAAATAATGTCGCCGTCGGATAGGTTGCCGCCAATGGACAAGGTCGCCGAGAAGGCGCTTCTCGGCACGCTCTTGTTACTCAAGCCACCACAGAACGAACCCGGCTGGGCTGTCGATTGGACCATCGACGATATTCGTTCGATAGTCCCGACGCCATCGGCGTTCTATCATTCCGACCACGCGGCCATATTTCGTGCCATTTGTGACGCCCACGACGCGAAGGAACCCTACGATTTTCTAGCCGTTGCCCGTCGACTTGAGAACCACGAGCAGCGAGACGGTGTCAACTGGCTATCAGAATGCACGATGCTCGCCCAAAGCCACGCCGAACCAGCCAACGGCGACTTCTACGCTCGCCAGGTTCGCGGGTGCTGGCAGCGGCGTGAAATCATCCGTCGCTGCGGGATTGCCATTGACGAGGCGTATAACCCGGCCAACGAGCCGGGGACGGATGACATCCTCGCGACACTGTCCGACGGCATTGATTCGATAGAGCAATCCGGACAGGCGGACCGCGAGCCAACCCCCTTGGTCGACCTTCTCCGGGCGTTGGAGAATCCCGCCGACGCCGATGACCGGATACCCGTTGCACTTGGCGACCTTGGGCCACTCTTGGACGGAGGATTCGACCGCGGCACGCTGACGGTCATCGGTGCTCGCCCGTCGTGCGGAAAGACCTCACTCGGACTCGGCTTTTGTTTCTTCCTGTCTCGTGCGACAGAGGGTTGTGCGTCACTGTTCGTCTCGGCGGAAATGTCCGAACGCCAGATTGTCTTTCGCCTTATGTCGATGCTAAGCGGGGCAGCGGTCAAGACCATCCGCTCATGTGGCATGGACACCGAACAATTCGACCGCGAGAAAAACAAGGCGGTTAACCGAGCCAACGCCAACCGGACAATTCATATCACTGACAAGGTCAACGACGTCCGGGCAATCGCCGCTCTTGGCAGGCGATACGCTCGCAAGCACCACGTCGGTTTAATCGTCGTCGATTATTTGGGGTTGCTCGATATTGCAGGCCAGCATGATAGGAACGACTTGAAGATTGGTGCCATAACTAAGGCACTCAAGGGCTTGGCACGCGATGCTAACGTTGCCGTCGTCCTCCTGGTGCAGCTTAACCGTGGCTCGGAAAATGATAACCGCGAGCCCCGCCCGGCAGACCTGAGGGACTCCGGGTGTATCGAGGCCGACGCCGATAACATCATCCTGATTCACAAACTGAAGGACCAGGGCGAGAGCCGGATATGCGATACAACGCTCATTGTCGCCAAGCAACGCCAGGGTGACACTGGCCGCGTCGTGGTCGAGTACCACCGGGCGATGATGAGCTATCAGGCCCGAAACTATACGCCGGTCCCCAACGAACCGTCGCACGCCCTGCGAATAACTGACGAAGTGGAGGTGCCGTTCTAACAGCGGAGGTAGCGACCTAGAATAGAACGACAACGCAACGGCCACGGGATTGATCATCCAGCGGCCACGGATCCGGCTTTCGTGGAGGCGGGCAAACCTTTCGAGGTTCGTCCGCCCTTTTTGTTTGGGACACGAACATGGCTGCGACGCAAGAATGGCAACGGTTCGTAGACGCCTACGAGAAGGCACCGACGAATACCGAACTCGTGAGGCTGACCGCCAAGCGCTATCACGGAGAATGTGGCCGCGTTTCCAGCCTGGTCGCGTTTCTCAATCAGACTCGGCAGACGTGGGAAGTGCAGGACGTCGCGTTCAATGCGTGGCTATCCGCAGCGGTTGAATCAGGTGCCGATGTGCTGACTGAGGCCTCGGCGAATTATGAAGCGTTGGAATGCTCCACGCTTGGACATGATGAACTCGAAACAGAAGGGACTTGATATGCCAGGAATGATTACAAGCGGACAGAACATCGACATAGACGCCGTTCACGTAGCGGCTGGACGGCTGCTCGGCGTCCTCGAACGTGCAGGCGTGGAGATCCGCGAGGACTTGTCCATTCAGGACATTCTGACGCTGGCCGCTGAAGTGATACTCCGTCAGGCCGAAGGTGTCACCGCGTCGGAGGCCAGGGTGACGGTGCAGGGAATGATGATAGCCGTCGCTAAAGCTGAGCGTGCGACCTTAGTGATAGCGAAGCAACGCACCAAGGCCACGCGAGAGGCCTCCACGCTTGAAGTCGTGGCAGTTGGTCAACAACAGCGGCTGCCGTCAGGTAAGGCGACCAAGGCAATGCCGGAAATCGTGCAGACAGCAAAAGGTTCGTTCGGTATGACCTACGGCGAACACACGAAGCCGAAGACGTCGCCGTCCCGTGTGGTGGCGTCCGAGCCGAATCCCTTCCTCACCGACGACGACGCCACGATGACGCCTCACGCACCAATGAGCGGTTCGCGGCGGTTGGCTATCAAGGGTGCGAGGGCTGAATGGAACTCGATGGGACGCAAGGGACGAAGCGGACTCGCTGAAAGTTCGTGGATAAACGAATGCCTCAGGCAACGCGACTGCGGACTTTTCAGGTTGACCGACGGCGAAATATCGGAGTTGAGAATCAATGAGTCGCCACTCACAGTCTGATAGGCCGCCACGCAAGCGGAACCCACGCCAGGACTTGGCGCTCATGCGGATAAACCAGCGTAGCACCAAACGTCGGCACGCCAGACAGCAGAAGTTCCTCGAGGCGATTGCGGAGGTTGGGATCGTCGGCATTGCCGCCAGGAAAGTCGGTATCCACCGCAGCAGCCACACGCAGTGGCTCGCCGACAAGGACTACGCCGCACGGTATGCCGAGACGCGGACCAACTTCGGCGAGTGTGTCCTTGAGCATGAATTGCTTCGGCGTGCTCTGGTTGGCGAGGAGCAAAAGGTCTACTACCGAGGCGAGGTCATCGACACCATTCGAAAGAAGAGCACGGCGGCACTGTTCGGTATGTTGAAGGCGTTCTTTCCCGAACGATACGTCGACAGCGTTGTTGCTCACTCGCTGAATATCAACGTCACGGCATTGGCACAATGCGGTCCGATGTTCGCGGCCACGGACGGTACCGCCAAGTCCGCCAAAGGACAGACGTTCACGCCGACGACGTTGAACTTCGACCTCGAAAAAATGATTCCACCGCCAGGCGAAAGGCAGTTGTCGCCTTACCAGCGTGCAATGGAAGAACGAACAGACGCGACGCTTTCGGGTATCGACCTGGCCGACGGCAAGGCCGCAGACTGACCAGACCATAGTGCCGCGGTCTCGCAAGAGCGGTCAGACGGCGTCCTAACTCTTGTCGCCGTCCAGACTACTCGGCTGCATACGGGACTGGGGGCGGCCGGAATAGTGCCCGGCCTCCCTCCGGTCCCGTTGTCTCGCCTCAACGCCACCAGCGACACCGGAAACCGCCAGAGTCGCCGCCTAAGCGGTCTTCGCCACCTCGGACGTGTAACCAGACAGCCGATAATCGAGTCCGTCAGAACGGCTTAGAATGTGTTTTGGTGAAATCGGCCCCCGCTGCTAGAATAACGAGTCCAGGTGGCACTATGCCCTCTGCGCCACCTGGGAGGAACGCACGACGTCGGTTTGTCTCTCGGACGAACCGGCGTCGTCTCTTTTTTCGTTCTGTTGAACAATGCCGCTCGGTTACAATCTCGCCGCGTTCAATTCGGTTTCATTTCTCAATTCTGGAGGTCTTCTCATGGTGCGAAATATTGTTGCGTTGGTGGTGGTGCTCGGTGTTGGGCAGGTGGCGTGGGGGCAGAATCAACCAGTTAGCTATTTCGTTGCTGGTACGGGGGACCAGACGCTTGTTATCGAGAATGACTTTGTGTTGACGGATGTGTTTTGGTTCTCGTCGCCTGGCCTAGGATTCCTTATTTGCGCGGGTAATCCGTGCAATGAGATACTCGCAAAACTGGGTGGAGAAACCGTCCCTCCTGTGCGATTGACTTCTGGAATTCCCGTGGAGGCTGGCCTGCTGACGATCGATGTGCCCGGCGGAGACTCGATAGACGTGACCCTCTCCGGCTACATCCCCGCCGCTCCCTTCAGCGGATCCGTCCCAGCTGTGGGCGTTTGGGGCGTGGTGGTCATGGCCTTGATGCTGGCCGGGGCGGGGACTTTCGTGTTTCGGAGGGCGAGGGCGGCGTAGAGGCAGCTCAGATAGGAGCGCGTGGAATCAAGTTCTTAGGCATAACGCTGGCACTGTTGTTGCTCCCGGCTCTGATCTGGCCCGATCTGCTGTGTATTTCGATGCCAATCGCCATGTTGGTCGTGCTCTTTTGGTTCATCTACCATGGCGGCGGTGGGAATGGAGGAGGTGGATACGCTGGCTAGTTTGGGAATGACGATCAACCAGTCATGTGACGACGGCATTTTCTGCCCAGGTGCCCCACATTGAGCCCCCCCCCGCTGCATGTCCGACACTTGCCACGTAAGCTACACTATTCCCATGCGACACGTCGCAATCGCCATCCTGGTCGTCGCCACACTTGGGCTGTTCGTCCCGCCCTGGACCAATCACCACTCTAAGGACACTCAAGAATTCCGCGGCTGGGCTCTCATCGTGACGCCGCCCAAGGGAATTTGGAACAACGATGTCCGCATCGCCTGGCCACGCTACCTGTTCCGCGAAGCCGTCCTGTTCGCCTTCGCCGGTGGATTCGCACTCGCACACCGTCAGCGGAGTCGTGCCCGCACATCTAGCCACCGTGGCAGCCACGATTGAAGCGATTTGGCCATGCGTGCCGATGACCGCCAAGGTGGCTAACCTACTGACGGAGGCGAACGGCATGGCATGGATGCAACAACGGGACGCACTGACGATGCTCGGTGTGTCTCAACGGACTCTATCGCGACGAATCAGCAAGGGTGAACTCGAAACCAAGCGAGACGGGACCAGCGTGCTCGTGTGGATTGACGAGGAATCGCCAGTCGACCCCGTGGCTAAGATTGGCGGCCAACTGGCCAAGGTGGCCGCTGCCGACGCTATCAAGCATAGCCGCGATATGGACATCGTGGCCGCCACGGTGGACGCACTTGGCCATGCCACCGAACGAGCAGCCGAAACCGAACGCCGAGCGCACAACACCATTCGTGCCTCAGTGTGCATGGCCGCCACCGTGGCTATCGCTGCAATCGTCGGCGTCGGGTGGGGCGGCATGAAGTACCACGAATCCACGCTTGAGAATCAACAGACGGTGTTTTCGTTGAAGACCGACCACGCCTCGGATGTGGCCAACATGGCCGCCAAGGTGGCTAACGTCACGCAACGCCTCGCAACGGCTCAAGACCAGGTATCCACGGCGGAAGCGGGGCGGGTTGATGCGGTGCGACTATCCGCCAAGCACCTCGCGGCGTTTGAAGCCGAACGGGACGCCAACGCTAGGCGACGGCTTGCGTTGCGAGTGCTCGACGGATTCGCGGCGCTGCGAGGTGCTCTGACCTTCGCCTTGACCAACTCGCCAGGACCAACGCCGCCAGACACCGACCAGGTGGCCGACGCTGGGGAGTAGCCTACGGTGTTAGCAGAAGGGTGGGGTGGCAAAGAGAGGTTCCTGCTTTGGATTTGGACAACTCTCACTGCGGCAATCGTGATTGTTTTTGTTATCGCGTGGGTGAGATGGGAGCAGAAGCGGAATCCGAAGAAGGCCAAGCCAATGAAAGTCGTGCGGTGGACCGCCGGAAAACAGGAGGTAAGCGAATGGTCAATCGTCGTCGTACTGGCTCTGGCCGTGCTCGTTGTCTGGCTGTTGCTAGAGTACGCTGAGTAGTGAGGGACGAATCATGCTTAATACGATAGCCGCTGCGACGGCGATGACGCTTATGACAATCGTCCCCGGCGTTCCATTCGTTGAATGGCACAGGGCCACCGCGGAGCATAGACTCGCAGACGCCGTATCATCATTTGTGATTCTGTTGTGGGTGATGTTCTTCGTTGCCATGACGGCAGTCGTGGCTGCCATTGTCGTCGGTGTGGTCATGTACCGTCGGGAGAAAAGATTATCGAACCCGCGAAACGCAACGAATCCCGGCGACGAGGGCTAGTTCTCGCACTGGCACTACACAAATCGCAATTTATACTGTAATCGGTGTCGCATAAACGGACGAGCCCTATAATAACTACGCTGGCTGCGTTGAATCGATGCAGTCCTATAAGGTTTATTACGTTGCATTCGGCCGGTTCGACGGGGGGGGGGGGCAAACCAAAACCATCCTCGGCAGCCAAAACGTCTCGCCACAAGTTTATTCACTCTCTTAAGTAGATAGCATTTCCACGCGGTGTGGCAAGCAGCGCCTCCATGGCTTTGTTGTGACGCCGTTGCTCAAGAAGCATCTTCCAGAGTTTTGCGTCAATCATTGCCACACCAATTAGAATCAGAATCACCATCGTCTTCGATTCTCCGATTGTGTCTGCATAACGACGAGATTTCCCATTTATGGAGTCTCAATCGGTGATCCTATGCAAACGACATCGGCACTGCCAATCCAGTACCGTCGCCTCTCAAATCGTTCACTAGCTTAATTAAATGCGCCTTCGGAACCTTTTACGCTGCGTAGGTCGTCAAATCGCGTAGCCTTTCCCGCATTCTCCACGCCTCCGCTCCGCTCCAGATACTCGGGAAATACTCCAGATGCCCGACCACAGTACACACGCCGTGGTGTGCCAGACACCCGACCATACAAAATCGTCTTGACAGCGTTCGTGGACGTGGTACACTTTGACAGAGATGTCAGACAGCGTATTCCAACTTGCCGCCACCGAGGACTATGCGGAACCGGCCCGATTCGACGCACCCGCCGTCGCCGAGTCGTTCGGGATTCTGTATCGCACGCTCAAGCGTTGGGTCGAGTCTGGCATGCTCGACGCACACGGCTATCGGTGGCAACGCTACGCGAGACCTCTGTGGACTCGGGCAATGTTCGCCGAGACCTACTTTCTAAGCGTGCTTCGCCACAACGGCGA